GCAACCCTATTGTCAACGCTATCATCAATACGCACACCCTGAAGCATATCCACTGTGTCGCCATTCGGAGCGGGTACTTCGCTCAGGTTTTTGAGGTTTCCAAAGCTGTCCTCAACCATGGCGCGAACATAAACGCGGTTGTCGGTAGCCCACCCCAGGCCGCGACGATAGTCCTCTTGGATGTCTGCGTCGGTCAAGGCTTCGGAGTAAACCATGACTGGACCGATTCGACCCGTGAAGTAGAAGCTAGAACTCCCGTATAGCCCACCTATGGCCCATCGAGAGCTTGTTCCGCCTGCTGGGTACTCAAATCCTGCACCACTGTTATCCAAAAACTCTAGATCACCATTGGCGTTGCGCATTTGACAGCCGTTGACGTAGAACCTCATACGGCACTTGCCTGCATTGTTCGGGTCGTCCTCTCTGACCATGGCGATGTGGCACCATTGATCGACGGGAGGAGAAAGCGATGATGTTGCCTCCTGGTTTGTTCCTGATGCGTATTCCCAAAAAGATCGCAGTCGCAGGGTGCCAGAAACCTTTTGCGCCTTTACTGACATAACAATATTTGTGGCAGAAGTTTCACCCTGCTGGCCGTAACTAATAGCAAAGGCGGAATAGCATGGTCACCGGAAGGTCCAGAACTGTCTCTAATATACCTGTCTCCAGAGTACAACCTTGCTCCCGACACAGGGCAATCAGAAAGATCTACGGTGGCGTTAGGATAAAGAGAGTAGGAGGCATCAATAATATCCTCAAGGCCGCCTATCGAAGTAAAATTTTTGTCTGGCATAAAAGCACGAATGGTCGATGCTCTAAGTCTGGGCGGAACACCACGGGAGTGAGTAAATATTCTCATACTTCCTCCAGCGAAAACTCAATCGTCACGAGATTGCTTTTAAACGATCCATCGATATTTCCCTGCACGTAATCCACGGCCGTCACCGTTCCAAAAACCTCTATCTGGTTTTCCGGTATGCAATCACCAGAAAGATACAAATTTGCCAAGGGGCTGAATGGGTTTGTATGTGTTCCGGCCGCGCGAACATCTTTCCACGAGCCAAGCATGTTAACTGTGGGGTGGTAAGGCAAGAGCTGCATGTCATCGATCTTGTTGTCGGCGTCAGTGGAAAACTTGCCGTCGGCACTGACATCAAACTCTGAATCAAAATCGGAGGTTGAACCCTGGATGCCGGAGTAACCAGTTCCCCATCTGTAAAAACTTTGAGCAGTGGTGCCGCTTCCAAGCGCGACCCATCCCTGCCATTCTGGTACTGTGCTTTCATAGTAAAAAAAAGAAATACACCAATCACCGCTCAGAAGAGATCCGGCAGACCAGGAAATATCCTCTGAGCTTCCAAATGTCTCCAGGTAACCACCGTTGTCCTCGCCGCCTGATGCGTGCCACTGAGAGGCATATCCTCTATCAGGACCAAGACCGCGTGACGAATACAATCCATCGTTAAAGGCAAAGGAGTGACCTCGACCGAGAATCAGACCCTCGTGTGCCATTGCGTCTTTATATGTCATAGGCGTTGTTGATGCCGTGATGGTGCGCTTGCTGTATTTCTCGTCAGACGTGTAAGTGCCGCTGTATGACCTGTTAGTTCGGCCAATGCGCGAACGCTGAATACTCACAGACTCGGCCGCAATCGGCATCTCATAATTGTTCAACTTTAAAAACACTACTATTTTTCCTGTATAGTAAAGGAAAGGTTGTTATTGGCACCGAATGTGCCTGAAAAGCTTGAAGGTACAAAGTCTGATGTACCAGATGTGCCCGTACAAGTCACGCTCTCACCATCAACCATATCGCCAGAAACCGCAATATAGGGCAGGGCGCTGAAACGTTTGGTGCGGCTGGTGATGGCTGCCATTTGTGTAGCGTTAAGCTTAAATGGCAAATAAACGATTTCGTGGATCCGTTTTTCCTCGGTGGTGCCAAAGTCTGTGTCCACATATAAACCAAGAGAGTAGACTTGAACGTTATAAAAGGGAGCAGTGAGGGTGGCTGGAGAACCGTCTCTGTACACAAGATCTGCGCCGCCTGTAGAGGTATCGGTGGCGGTGACTGCAAAAATGCTGTGGCCAGAGGGAGACGCATCGGTCACCCAGCACAGGGTAAAGCTGGTGGTCTCGGTGTTGCCAATATCTGCGGCTGACCAAAGAAGCCCGCCCGATGTAGTCATATAGTAATCACCACCATCAAATTTATTCGTCGTAGCCGTAAAAACCGGATATGCGGTATCTGCCGCTGGACTAATGCCATCAGCCGTGAATGAGTTCTCCTGGAGCGGTATGACGTGGCCTTCGCCATTTATGAGCCCCTGATACGCTAAAAAGTCAGCGTTTTCCACCACCGGCGTTTTGAGGTTGAAGGTACGCTTGCCGTTGAAAAAAGAGCCTTCACCAGTGCCCGTAATTGCACGTTTGGGACGGCCTATAAGGTCCAAATCCCTACCCGCAGCGCGGTCCTCGATGGGAATATTAAAGCCATTGACGGTGCAGAAGGACATTAGAATCCTCCACCTGGAGAAG